GTATCGCCACGTCCTCATAGAGTTCGACGACCTTCCGGAAGCTGACCAACTCCACATCCTCCGCGCCTCAAACCTCCCGCTCACCGCCATCATCTCCTCCGGTGGCCGCTCCTACCACGGATGGGTCAGAGTCGACGCCCCAGACCGACACACATGGGAAGCGCGACGGGATGCCATTTATCAATACCTTGAGGACGCCCACCCCTGCCCTGCCAACAAAAACCCAGGACGCTTTTCCCGACTGCCTGGCTGCGAGAGGGGCGCAGCCGTTCAACGCCTCATCGCCGGACGCACCGGCCCCGAATCTTGGGAGGAGTTTGAGGAATGGCTCCGCCGCCGAGACCTCCCGCAACTGTACCGGCTGGACGACGTTCAGAAGGTCGACATCTTCCCAGACCCGACTTGCATCTTGGGGGCGCGTTGGCTTTGCAAAGGCGGTTCGTTGACCATCGTTTCATCCTCCGGAGTCGGCAAATCCTCGTTCGTACTCCAACTCGCCGTCGCCCTCACAACCGCCGTCCCGTTTTTCGGCATCGCTCACCCCGACGAAAAACCACTCCGCGTGGGGCTGATCCAGGCCGAGAACGACTGGGGCGACATTCGCGAAGCCCTCGAGGGAACCCTTATCTGGCTTTGTTCAACAGGACGCGGGACGCGCGACATGGTTCCCAGAATGCAGGAAAACCTTCACTTTTTCCGAGAGAACACCAAGACCGGAGCCGCCTTTCTCGCGCTCCTCCGCCAACTCATCAAAGAGCACCGCCTCGACGTCATCATTCTCGACCCGCTGATGGCCTTCTTCGGGGACGACGTCGCAGATCAAAAGGCCATGTCCCTCTTCCTCCGGAACACGCTCCAACCGATTCTTGAGGAAACAGGAGCCGTCGTCGTCATTGTTCACCACACCGCCAAACCCAAACACGAACCCAACCGCAACGCCTCCGAAATCGCTTATCTCGGAGCCGGTTCCTCCGAGCTAACCAACTGGTCTCGCGAAGTGGCCGTCCTCCAGCGAGAGGGAGAGCGCAAAGACAAACGCGACCCCGCCTTCCGATTCACTCTTTGCAAACGGGGAAACCGCGCCGGCCTCGTCGACGACCAAGGCGAGAAGGCCACCGCCATCCGCATCGACCATGCGACCGAGGGGATTTTTTGGCGTTACGCAACGCCGCTTCCACCGGACGAAAAGCCCGACAAAAAAGCCGACGAAACCACGGGGACTTTCACCCCGTCGCGCACCTACAAAAGCCGCGTTCCTAAACGTCATCGCGACGACGCCGCAGAATAACACACCTAATAAATAAACCCACCCTCACCTCTTATGCCTCCCACCTCCCACCGCCCCACCCCACACTCATTTTCCCCCTCCTCCCCGTTAGGGGGGAGGGAGGGGAAAATGATGTGGGGATGGGGCGTGGGGAGGGGGGCAAGGCGGGAAAAAGGAGAAGAAAAGAGCCATCCGCACCCGTCACCCTCAGCGAACGATTCGACGCGAGGACGACCCCGCCCCGTTCGCTCTGCGCCCATGTTCGTTTCGGTTCGCGATTGCGGTTTCCGGAATGGCTCGACGCCTTCGGTTTTTTGCGTCCCAACCCCCCCCTACCAAGGAATCTCTTCCAATGTCGCAAAATAGTTTGCGGGGACGCACCCAACGAAGCAGCTGTGTGAATAAAATAAACCACGTTGACAGATGAAACCCGAACCTCAAACACCGCCGCAACCGGCCCCAATCGCCTCAAGAGTGGCCGCGCAGAACGTGAAGATTCTTTTGGAGCGTCAGAAATCGGGGAAGCCCCTTTCGCGCTCAGAAATCGCACAGGTTGAGAAATACTTCGAAGAGCAAAACGGCGGAAAACCCAAAGAGGAGTTCGCTAAATCCCTCCAAGACCTCGCCGGAATCTTCCACACCAACCGCGAAACCATCCGCCTTTGGCTCAAAGCCGGAGCACCTCGCCCGACCGGTTCCGGTTTCTACCCCATCAATGCCTGGCGCGACTGGATCCGCGAAAACGGCAAAGAAACCAATGAGGCGGAAACCCTCGACAAGGCCCGCCTCACCTGTCGACAGATTCAGCTCAAAATCGAAAAAATGGAAATCGAGGTCGCCCAGGCACGAGGCGAACTGATGCACGTCGACACCGTACGCCAAAAGCTTTTCCAATCGTTCGACACCGTCCGCCGCCTCCAACTCCGCATGGGAACTTCTCTCGCCTCTCGCCTCGCCGGAATGGAACCCGCCGACATCGAGCGTGAAATCACCCAAGCCCTTGAAGAGAGTTACGACGCCATCCAGCGATGGGCGGACAAGATGGCCCGCACCGAGGAACCCGACCAGGCATCAACCCCGACTAAACCCAAACGCACTCGCAAACCCAAAACCCCGAAAGCATGAAACCCAAAATCAAGGAACGCGACCCCCGCCAACTAACCCCAAACCCGCGCAATGCCAAGAGGCACGACGCCGACCAGATCGCCAAACTCAAAGCCTCGATTCTCCGGTACGGTTTCACCGCCCCAGTTCTCATCGACGCCGCCGGCGTCATCATCGCCGGACACGGACGAACCCGCGCAGCCATCGATGCCGGACTCGCAACGATTCCAACAATCCAACTCGACCTCACCGCGGACGACGCCCGCGCCTACGCACTCGCCGACAACAAACTCGCCGAGCTTGGCGGAGGTTGGGACTTGGAGATTCTCCGCGCCGAACTGGCCGACCTCTCAGCCCTGCCGGAGATCGAAACCGGATTCACCGACGCCGAGATTCAGACTCTTCTTCATGGGCCGAGCCGCAAACTCACAAAGGACGAAATCGAAGCCGCAGCCGACGACGACCCGCCGGAGGAAAAGCCGGACGACTTCGAACGCCAACTCGCAAAGGTAACCAACCCGACGCTTCCCCTTGTCGCCGAATACGGCGAAACCCAGCAAGCTTTCCTCATCGTTTGCGACAACTCAGTCGACGAGGCGTGGCTTCGTCATGTTCTCGGCCTAGAAGAGCCGCGCCAAAGCTACAAAGACCAAAAGTTCCAATCCTCAAACGTCGTCACAGTCTCCGAACTCCGCGCCGCATGGACATCCCAATAATCATCCCAAGCCGAGGACGCCCCGCTTCAGTCCTCACCAAAATCACCGGAGCCAAGCTTTTCGTTCCCGAATCCGAAGCGGAATCCTACCAACGGCACAACCCCGACGCCGAAATCCTCACCCACCCGCCAACCCGCAACCTAGCGCACAAACGCCAAACCATCCTCGACCGATGGCCATCTGTCTTCATGGTCGACGACGACATCGCGTTTGTTTCGCGCCTTCACCTCGCTGGCAACAATCGCGAAACGCACCTCAACCCAGACGAAATCGCCGAACTGATCCAGACAACCGCCACAAGCGCACGCCGCGCCGGATGCTTCCTTTTCGGGTTCTCAAACTGGCCAAACGCCAAACACTACTACCCCCACAAACCCATCCGGTTTAACGCTTACATCAACGCCTCCGCTTTCGGCATCCTCTCCGGTTCGTCCCTGTATTTCACCGAGCGCACCACCGCCGCCGAAAGCCATTGGCTCAACCTTCTCAACTGCTACTACCACCGGCGAAGCTTCCAAGACGCCCGCTTTTGTTTCGCTCAAGAACCGGGAAGCACTTTCTTTCGGCCAGGTGGACAGACTGCCAACCGGACGCGGGAAACCGAAAAAGCCGACACTCTCTTGCTGAAACGGACTTTCGGCGACGCCGTCCAGATCCGGAAAAACCGAGGCGACGCCGCCCTCGCTCACCCATACCAACGCACAATCAAATTCCCGTTCTGATGTTCCACGTTTACCACCTCGTCGACCCCAACGACCGCGCCGTCCGCTACGTTGGGAAAAGCAGCAAACCCAAAGCCCGCCTCGCGCAACACCTCGCCGACGCAGCCGTTGCCGACAACACGGAGAAAAAGCGATGGATTCGTCGCCTCGTCGCCGCCGGACAGAAGCCCGTCCTCGTCATCGCCGGAAGTTTCGCGACCGAACCATTGGCCCGCGCTTTCGAGTCCGATGAATGCCACCGCCACATTCACTCCATCACCAACATTCACGACCCTGCCAAAAGAGCCGCCGATCTCCACAAAGCAACCCGCGCCGCCAAATGAGCATTTTCTACGAGACCCTCGCCGAGATTTTCTCCGCCAAAAAGCAAACAACGCCGTGGAAATGGGCCGAGCAGCATTTGACCCTCGACAACACAACAACGCTCCCGGGACGTTTCCAGATCCGAAACGCGCCTTTCTGCGCCGAGCCGATGGAAGCATTTGCCGACAACCGCATCGACGAACTGACCATTATGTGTTCAGCCCAATCCGCCAAAAGCCAAATGCTGATCACTTGCCTATGTTGGGCAATCGCCGAAGACCCCGGCCCCGCTCTCTGGGTGATGGCCAACCAAGACGACGCCGAGGAGTTTCACCGCGTACGACTAAAGCCGCAAATCCTCTCAGCCGAACCCATCCGGCGTTTGATGATTCAGCACCGTTCAGCCGACAAGGCCTCCGGCATGGATTTCTCAACGATGCACCTCTCGATTCGCGGCGCACACTCACCCGCCAAACTCCAGTCCCTTCCGGTTCGCTGGTTGATTCTCGATGAGGTACGCAACTACCCACCCCAAGCCCTCGACACCGTCCGCAAACGCGTTCGCGCTCAATGGAACCACCGTATCGTCCAAATCTCCACGCCCGACCTCGAAAACGACGAGATGCACAGAAGCTTCCTCCAAGGTGACCAACGCCATTTCTACTGGGGATGTCTTCAATGCGGCGAGCACTTTTGCCCGACATGGGACACCGTGAAATGGGACACCGACGAACGTACAACCCGCCCAAACGGAGATTTCATCTTCGACCGACTCGCAGAGACAATCCGCATCGAATGCCCCCATTGCCATTTCGCCCACTTCGACAACGCACACACCCGAAAACGCCTTCTGCAAAACTTCCGGTGGATACCGCACAACGAAACCGCGCCCGCCGCCCACCGTTCCTACCATTGGAACGCCTTCATTCCCATCTGGATTCAATGGCGGAAAATCGTCGAAGAGTTTCTTGAAGCAAAAAAAGTTCTCAACCTCACCGGTTCAACCGGAAAACTCCGGATCTGGAAGGGGGAATCCCTTGGCCTTCCTTGGACGCCGGATTTGCAGGAGGAAAACACGTTGGTTGTCGAGGCCGGAGCCGCAGCCTACCCACTCCGCACCGTTGGCGACGGAATCCGCATTCTCACCGTCGACGTTCAACAAGATCACCTCTGGTTTCTGGTTCGCGAGTGGCAACCGGACGGAGCGTCGCGCCTTGTCGACTGGGGGCGCGTTCACGGTTTCGCCGACCTCCCGCCAATCCAAGCGCAATACGGAATCCCCAATGCCAACGTCCTGGTCGACTCCGGATTCGAAACCTCCGCCGTGTACGCCGCCATCGCCCGACACGAAGACCGAGAGGGAAACCGATGGAAGCCGACCAAAGGAACACCCAACACCGACGGATGGACAATCGACGGAGTGAAGAGGCCGTTTTTCTTCTCGTACACCGAAATCGGTAAAGGCCACAAGCCCATCCGGCTCCTCCTGTTTTCCGTCGCACTAATGAAAGACCACCTCTGCGCTATGATTCGCGGTGGCCCCTATCAACCCCGTTGGGAATACTCGACCGAAGCCGGAAAGGATTACCTCTCGCAACTGACCGCCGAGCGTCGCCGTGAAAAAGTAGACAGCTATGGCCGGTCAACGTATTTTTGGGAACGGATACGCCGCAACAACCACGTTTTCGACCTTGAGGTTCTCCAACTTCTGGCCGCGACTGGCCACCGCGGAATCCGATTGAACGGAGAACTCGCGACCGATGGCAAACGAAATTGATTACCACGCAATCTTTCGAGCGATGAGCACGGCGGAACTCTCCGCCGCCATCGCTCGACTAAACCAAGAGTTTGCCGACCCCTACACCGCAATCTCCGCCGCCGGAACCTCCTCGCAACGCGACCGCGCTCAAATCGCCACCGAACTCTCAGCCGCTTGCCAAGTTCACGCCGAGCGCACCGCCTCCGGAACCCCTCGCACCCGCGCCCGCGCTTACTTCGCATGAACCTCTTATCCCGTCTCAAACGCACCGCCTTCTCTTGGATCGGAGCCACGCCGACCGCCGAGCGCAAACTAACGCCCTCGCAAAACTCCAACCACCCAGAGACATCAACAAACCAACGCTCCCGAGTTCAACTCATCTGGGAAGCCCGAGACCTCCAAAGGAACCACCCACTCGTCGCCGGAATCCTCAAGCGTCTCAGCCTGTACACCGTCGGAACCATCCGGTTTCAAGCCCGCACCTCCGACCCCGCTTTCAACGCCGCAGCCGAAGCCTATTTCCAAAAGTGGAGCCGAAACGCCGACATCGCCGGACGGTTCGACTTCGTCCACCTCGTCCAACTGGCATTCATTTCGTTCCTCCGCGACGGCGACGCCGTCATCGTTCACAGCATCACCACCGACGGACTAAAGGTTCAGTTAGTCGAGGCCGACCGCGTTGGGAACCCGTACGCCTCTATCGTCGCCGAAAACGAAATCGGCGGGATTTGCTTCGACGACCTCGGACGGCCCGAAACCTTCCGCATCTATCGGCGCACGATGGGAGCCGCGTATACAGACCCACAAGAGATTCCCGCCGCACGTTGTCTGCATCTATTCGACCCCGAACGGCATGACTCCTACCGTGGAATTTCAGCCCTAGCACCCGTCATCGCCACCTGTCGCGACATCGTCGACATTCTGGAAGGGGAAAAAGCCGCCGTGAAATGGGCAGCAGGACAATCCGGCCTTATCAAAACCCAATCCGGCAACGGGCAGGGATGGGACGAAACCACCGCAACCGGCGAACGCATCGAACGAATCAAGCCAGGCACCATCCACTATTTGAAACCCGGTGAAGAGGTGCAGAGTTTCCGCAACGAACGCCCCTCCGTGACATTCACCGGTTTTCTCGAAACCCTCCAACGCCACATCTCCGACGCTCTCGGACTGCCCTATGGGTTTTTCGTCGACTCGTCAAAGCTAGGAGGCGTCACCGCAAGGCTCGATTCCCAGCAAGCCGCCCGTGTTTGTCGCCGCTACCAAGACCTCCTCACCCGTCAGATTCTCGACCCGATCGCGCAAGCCGTCGTCGCCCTCGGAATCGCCGAGGGACAGATTCCGGAAAACCCAAACTGGAACGCCCACCGCTGGCAGTTTCCGCCGTGGCCGTCCGCCGACATCGGACGCGAAACAAAAGCCGCACTTGAAGAAATCGCAGCCGGTGGCGGGACTTGGTCGGAATACTACGCAGAGAAGGGAGAAGACTGGGAAGAAGCATTCAGCCAATCCGCAATCGAGACCGCCCGCCGGAAGGCGATTTTCTCGGAAGCAGGAGTGGCCGACCCCGTCCTCGCCGCAGCCGCGATGAAACCCGGAGCCGGAGCACCTCCGCCCGCCGCCTTCCAAGCAAAGCCGGAATCGTTCGAACCTCCCAAAGGCGTCCAAGAGGCCGCGGCCAGAGCACTCCGGAACCGAGAGCAGCAACCTCCAAGCAAACGCGGCATGACTCCGGTTGGAATCGCCCGTGCTCGCGACCTCGCCAACGGTCGCCGCGTTTCCGTTGAGACGCTAAAACGGATGAAGGCCTATTTCGACCGGCACGAAGTCGACAAGAAGGGCAGCACTTGGGACGCGTACGGCAAAGGCCGACAAGCTTGGGATGGATGGGGCGGGGACGCCGGACGCACTTGGGCAAACCGCGTTCTCGCCAGCCTCGAAAAATGAGCTTTTCCCTCCGCCAACT